ATTGTCTCGCGTTTCGGGTCCTCCCGGCGGGGTGGCCTATGCGGGTAATTCGAACCCCGGTTTGATTGGATATGTGGCCAAAAAAGTCGCCTGAATCTTGAAAACGACCACCCCAGTTCGCTGGCCGAAGTGCACGGCCTCGCAGTTTGCGGAGCTGCTGGGGGTTTCCGTCCAGACCGTCACGGCCTGGATCGACGCTGGAATGCCCTGCGCTCGCGGTCGAGGCCGTGGGCACGCGGTTGAAATCACGCCGGGACTCGCTCTGCCGTGGGTTGTCTGGAGGCGCGAGCCGAAAGGATCGCAGCGCGAGCGGCTGGCCAAGGAGCAGGCGGACAAGGTCGCGATCGAGAACGCGGTGAAGCGGGGCGAGCTGATCTTCGCCTCGCAGGTCGCCGAGGTGTTCTCGACCCTATCGGCGGATCTCGCCTCCCGACATGACGCGGTGCCAGGACGACTCGCCAGTGAGCTTGCAGGAATCAACGAGCCGGCCGTCGTCCGAGAGCGCCTGCTCGACGACCTCAGGAGTGTCCGCGCCGCCTTTGCTGACGCGATCGAGAAGCTCGCGGACGTTCTCGAAAGTGCTGAGGACGACGGCGGCGATCCTGCGCCCGCCGAAGAAACGGACCGCGAGCCAGTGGGCAAACGAAAGCCGCGTCCTGCCGGCCGGAAGCGCCGAGCCCGGTCCGTGGCGAAGCGATAGGACGCCGTACACGATCCCGATCGCTGCGGCCTGTGCGGACCCTCACTACCGACGGGTAGTCGCGGTGATGGGCTCGCAGATGGGCAAGACGGCCGGTCTGCTGAATGTCATCGGGCACAAGCTCGACGACGATCCGGCGCCGATCCTGTACATCGGGCCGACGAAGTCGAACGTCGACGGCGTGATCGAGCCGCAGATCGCGCAGATGCTGCGTAGTGCGCCGAGCCTGTGGTCGAAGACCCTGCACGGTCGCAAGGCTCAGAAGCTGATCAAGCGTGTCTCGGGCGTAACGCTGCGCCTCGCCTGGGCGGGGTCGGCCACCGAGCTCGCCTCGCAACCGGCCCACACGGTGCTGGTGGACGAGGTCGACCGCATGGCGCCGATCCCGGGCGAGGGCGATCCGGTATCGCTGGCGGAGGCGCGCATCGCAACGTATCCGGACGGCCGCCTGATCATCACCTCGACGCCGACCGAAGGGAACGTGAGCGCGATCAGGCATCCGAAGACCGGCGTCGAGCACTGGGACGTCGCGGAACCTGAGGACCTGTCGAGCGCGGTCTGGCGGCTCTGGCAGGAGGGCACGCGCCACGAATGGGCGGTGCCGTGCCCGGACTGCGACACGTACTTCGTGCCGCGATTCAAGCTGCTGACGTGGCCGGAGGGTTGCACGCCGAAGCGCGCGCTGAAAGAGGCGCGGCTGACGTGCCCGAGCTGCGGCACGCTGATCACCGACGAGCACCGCTCGCGGATGAACGCTCGCGGGCATTACCTGGCGCCCGGCCAGTGGGTCGAAGGCGGGCAGGTGATGGGAGACCCGCCGGAGTCCGAGACGGCCTCGTTCTGGGCGTCAGGCGTGATGTCGCCCTGGATGACATGGGGCCAGCGGGCGGCGGCGTGGCTACGCGCCTCGCGCTCTGGCGACCCGGAGCGGGTTCGCACGACGATCAATACGGCGTTCGGCGAGCTTTACCGCGTCGGCGCCGATGCGCCGGCGTGGGAGTCGGTGAGGGACCTGGCCGGCGGCTATGCCAGCGGCAGCGTCCCGACCGGCGTGAAGGTCCTGACCTGCGGCGTCGACGTCCAGAAGGATCGCCTGATCTACGTGGTGCGCGGCTGGGGCGGGCACCGGGCGGAGTCCTGGCTGATCGAGTCCGGTGAGTTCTGGGGGGAGACGGAGCGCGAAGATATCTGGGACGAGCAGCTCGGGGCGCTGCTCGAGCGGGAGTTCGACGGCCGTCGGCTGCGCCGCATGGCGATCGACTCCGGCTACCGCCCGGGCGACAAGTGGAAAAAGCCCGACCACCTGGTCTACCGCTTCGCGCGAATGCACCAGGACCGCGTCATGGCGACGAAGGGCCACGACTCGCAGTCGAAGCCGCTCGCGCCGTCGCTGATCGATGTGACGGTGCGGGGCCGGCTGATCAAGCACGGGCTGCAGCTCTGGCACCTCGACAGCGATTACTTCAAGTCGTGGGTGCACGCACGACTGCAGTGGCCGACCGACCAGCCTGGCGCGTGGCACGTTCCTCAGGACGTGACGGACGACTACTGCCAGCAGGTGACGGCGGAGGCCCGCGTGGTCAAGCCGTCCGGACGGGTGGCGTGGGTCAGGCTCCGCAAGGACAACCACTTCCTCGACTGCGAGGCGCTGAACGTGGCTGCCGCACACGCGCTCGGAATCCACCGGATGAAAGACCCGCCGGCGCCGCCCGAGGGGCCGCCGCCGGGATCGCCCGGGCCGGCGCCGGTGGCGACGGTAGAGCCGTCGGCAGCGAAGCAGCCGACTCGGCAGGCGTGGGTCGGTAACCGCAAAGGATCATGGTTCAGACGATGAGCGCAATTACCCTTCAGCAGGCGCGCGACATGGTCGCGGCGCTCATGGCAGCCCAGAGCACCGGCACGTTCCAGTCGGTGAGCTACAAGGGCCGGACGATCACGTACAAGTCCGCGCAGGACATGCAGGCGGCCCTCGACTACTGGATCCGGATGGTGACCCAGATGGAGCGCCGCGCGGCCGGAATGGGCCGGTCCGGGATCAGCGTTGCAGACTTCAGGAGCCGACGGTGAGCTGGGTCGATCGCATCATCATCCAGGCGATCTCGCCGGCGTGGGCTTTGAAGCGCGCTCGCGCTCGCCTCGCGTACAACTACTACGAGGCCGCCGAGACCAACAGGCTGCGGCGCGAGAAGCGTGACCGCCGATCAGCGAACGCACAGAACCGCGGGGCGATCGATACGCTGAGGTCGCAGGCGAGGCACCTCGAACAGAACTTCGACATCGCGTCCGGCGTGCTCGACGTGCTGGTCAACAACACCGTGGGGACGGGCATCGTGCCAGAGCCCCAGGTACGGATGAAGGGGGGCGAGCCGGCGGAAGAGTTCAACCGAAAGTTGAGCCTGCTCTGGGACGAGTGGATTCACAGCCCGGAGGTCACGCGCCAGTTCGACTACTACTCGCTGCAGCGTCTGCTCGCTCGGACGATGTTCCGCGACGGCGAGGTGTTTTCGCAGCGGATCGTCGGGCGGATCGCCTCGCTCGACCACAACACCGTGGTGCCCTATTCGCTCGAGGCGCTCGAGCCGGACTTCGTGCCGCTGGACATGAACGACCCGGCGACGAATGTCGTGCAGGGCGTGCGGCTTAACGCATGGGGGCAACCGCTGGCCTATCGCGTCTACAAGAGCCATCCCGGCGATGACAGCGGCCGGCTGAGCGTCGACACGAAGGAGATCCCGGCAGCGCGGATGGTCCACGTGAAACTGGCCAAGCGACTGCACCAGGTGCGCGGCGTGAGCGTGTTCGCCTCGGTGCTCAATCGCTTCGACGACATCAAGGAAATCGACGAGTCCGAGCGCGTTGCCGCTCGTGTCGCGGCGGCGATGGCGGCCTACATCAAGAAGGGGACGCCGGACCTCTACGAACCTGGGGACCACCCCGTCGACCCTGCCACGGGGCAGCGCGCGCTGCGCTCCATGGAAATGGTCCCAGGCATGATCTTCGACGACCTGATGCCCGGTGAGGAGATCGGCTCGATCAACTCGAACCGCCCGAACAATGCGCTGATCCCGTTCCGCGATGCGCAGTTGCGCAGCGGCGCCGCCGGCGTTGGGGCGAGCTACTCGAGCATCTCGAAGAACTACAACGGCACGTTCAGCTCACAGCGCCAGGAGTTGGTCGAGAGCTACGGCAGCTATCGCCCGGTGTCCGGACATCTGGTGTTTCGGCTCTGCCAGCCGGTGTGGGATGGGTTCATCGAGGCCGTGCTGATCTCGGGTGCGGCGGATGCCAAGGGCATCGACATGGCGACCGTGTACGACGCGTCCCACACGCTGCCGGCCATGCCGTGGATCGACCCGGCCAAGGAGGCTGACGCACTGGCGACGGCTGAGGACCGCGGCTGGACGAGCCGCCAGCGGATCATCCGACTGCGCGGCGACAACCCCGATCAGGTGAACAAGGAAATCGAGCGCGACAACGCAGACCGGGAGCAGCTCGGTATGTCGCGCCCGGGTCAAGGCACCCCGCAGCCCTCGAGCGAGCCGCCGCCGGAGCCCGATGACGACGAAGCCGCCAAGCCCGCAGCCCGGGCTCGCAAGTCACACAGGAGATCGAAATGATCAAGGTATGGGCCCGCGGCCAGAATGCCGCGGAGGTCGAGATCTACGCGCCGATCGGCGAGAACTGGTACGGCGACGGACTTACCGCCAAGCGGTTCCGCGACGATCTGAAGGCGCTCGGAGACATCGACCAGATCAATGTCCGCATCAACTCGCCCGGTGGCGAGGTGTTCGACGGCTTCTCGATCTACAACGCGCTCAAGGAGCACAAGGCCAAGGTCACCGTGTACATCGACGGGCTGGCCGCCTCGATCGCCTCCGTGATCGCGATGGCCGGCGACGAGATCCTGATGGGCGAGGGCGCCATGTTCATGGTGCACAGCCCGTGGACGCTTGCGATGGGCGACGCGGACGACATGCGCGCTACTGCGGAGATGCTCGACAAGGTCTCCGTCGGTCTCGTCGATGCCTACACCGCGCGAACCGGTCAGGAACGCGAGACGGTCGAGGGCTGGATGCAGGGTGAGACCTGGTTCACCCGCGACGAAGCGATCGATGCCGGGCTCGCCGACGGAAAGTCGGTCGGCGAGGAAGCGACCGAAGCTGCCGCGCGCTGGAGCGCCAGCAAGGCCGCGGCCTCACAGATGTTCCAGGCGTTCGCACACGCCAGAGTTTCCAATCCGCCGCGGGCAACCGCGGATTCCCCAAAGTCGGCTCCCGCCGATGCCACTCCTGAAGGAGATGTGACCATGACGACTGCGAATCGGTCGGCGACCCCCGAAGCCGACGCCCAGGCCCGCGAGGCAGTGCTCGCGGCCGAGACCAACCGCCGCGCGGCGATCCGCGCCCGCTTCCCGGGCCGGCTGGCCGCGGAGCACCGGCAGCTGCTCGACGCGTGCCTCGACGACGTGTCCTGCACGCCGGACGTGGCTGCCGAGAAGCTGCTCGCGAAGATCGGCGAGGGCGTGACGCCGGCCGTTCCGTCCGCCGCGGCCAACGTGTCCGCCGGCCAGGACAGCCGCGAGAAGTTCCGCCTCGGCGCCGCGGTGGCGCTCGCCGCCCGCTCCGGCATCGGCAAGCGCGAGGAGGGCAACGAGTTCAACGGCTTCACGCTGGCGGACTTCGCCGCCCGTTCGCTCGAGCTCGCCGGCCACAGCGTGCGCGGTCTGAGCCGCGACGCGGTCGCCCGCAAGGTGCTGGCGACGCACACCTCGAGCGACTTCCCGAACCTGCTGTCGGACACGGCCGGCAAGGTGCTGCGTGCCGCGTACGGGAACTTCCCGAACACCTGGAACCTGTGGGCGCTCAAGGGCTCGGTGTCGGACTTCAAGATCCACCCGCGCATCCAGCTGGGCTCGTTCAACAGCCTGGCGACGATCCCGGAGGGCGGCGAGTACACCTACGGCACGCTGGCCGAGGAGTACGAGAACGCCCAGGCCGTGACGAAGGGCAAGGCGCTGGCGCTCACCCGCCAGATGATCGTGAACGACGATCTCGGCGGCTTCGCGCGCCGCGCGCAGCTCATGGGCCGGGCTGCCGCCCGCTCGGTGAACGCGGACGCCTACGCGTTCCTGACCAGCGGCGCGAGCAACCACGGCCCGACGTGCTCGGACACCGGTCAGTACTTCAACGCGACGGCCGCGACCACCGCCGGCGGTCACGCGAACCTCACGAGCTCGGGCACCGCGATCAGCGTCGCCTCGCTCGGCGTGGGCCGCAAGACCATGCGCGTCCAGAAGGACAAGGGGCTCAAGGAGACGCTGAACATCGAGCCGAAGGTGCTGCTCACCTCGTGCACGAAGGAGGATCTGGCCCGCCAGGTCGTCACCTCCGAGAGCGATCCGGCCTCCTCGAACTCGCGCGTCCGCAACATCTACCAGAACGCCTTCACGGTGGTGTCGGATCCGTACCTGGACGGCATCAACAGCGGGCTCAGCTGGTTCATGTTCGCCGACCCGGCCGACGTGGCGGCGTTCGAGATCGTCTTCCTGGACGGCAACGAGACGCCGTTCGTGGACGAGGCGATCGACTTCGACACCGACGCCATGAAGTTCAAGGTGCGGCTCGACTACGGCATCGCCATCGGCGACTGGCGTGCGGGCTACAAGAACGTCGGCGCCTGATCCCATCCACCCACCCAGCTGATGCAGGCGGGCCCTTCGGGGCCCGCCTGCATTCCACCTCTTCCTTTTCGGAGTACGAGAAATGACGACGAATTTCGTTCAGCGCGGCGACGTGGTGAACTACACCGCGGGTGCCAACATCGCCGCCGGCGACCTGGTGGTCATGGGTCACACGATCGGCGTGGCCCTCACCGACATCGCCAACGGCGCCACCGGCGCGGTTGCGATCGAGGGCGTGTTCACCGTGCCGAAGGTCTCGGCGGCCGTGTTCGCGGTCGGCGAAAAGCTGATCCTCGACGTGTCGGCCACCCCGCCGGCCTTCGACGACTCGGCGGCCACCCCGGCGTCCGGCGACATCACCGGCGGCGCGGTTGCCATGGTGGCAGGCGCCAACCTCGAGACCACCTGCGTGGTCAAGCTCACCCCGGGCAACGCCACGAAGACCGCGTAACGTGAGCCAGTCCGACACTCTGCGCGCGCTCGACGCGACCATCATGGCCGCGTTCAGGGCCGCCGGACTTGCCGACCAGGCGACGTTCCGGGGTCAATCGGTCGAGGTGTATCTCGATCGGGACGCAGAGGTATTCGGCGAGGACGGAGCGGGCGTG